GTCAGGCGAGAAGGAGATGGAAATGTTAGAAAAATGGGAAATGATAAAAAACTTGTATTCAAGTAATAAAGATAGTATTGTAATTGGATTATGCGTATTGTTACTCCTATCTTGGATGTTTTAGTTTTTGCCTTACTAGGTATTGGAACTTTTGTATTTATTTCAATCTGGAGTCTTTGGATGCTATTTAGTTTGCCAATAGATACATTTTACGATGCAATTATCAAAAAATTTTACTCTTAGTGAACTCACAAAATCACAAACTGCTACAAGACTTGGTATTGAAAATAAACCAAGCTCACAAGAAACATTACATTTAAAAAACCTTTGTGAAAATATTTTACAAAAAGTAAGAGATAGGTTTAACGAACCCGTTATTATTAATTCTGGTTACAGATCAATCAAACTATGTCAAGCAATTGGTAGCTCAAGTAAATCACAACACGCAAAGGGTCAAGCAGCTGATATCGAAGTTGTTAACTTAGATAATAAAAAGGTTGCAGAGTGGATAAAAAATAATCTAGAATATGACCAGTTAATATTAGAATTTTACAAAGAGTCTGAGGGACCAAGAAGTGGTTGGATACACGTCTCTTATGTAAGTGATAAACCAAGGAGACAAGCATTGTTAGCTGATAAAGATAAGGATAACAAAACGAGGTATATGCCGTGGCTATAGGACGAGGTAATATGCGACAACAAATTGAGAAACCACCTCAAAAACCAAAATATAGAAAAGTCGCTAGAAACAAGAAAAAGTGAAAAAAATAAAAATTATGCCCTCATACATATATGAGTATGATATGCCTGAGGACTTAACAAAACAAGCTTTAAAACTTGCGGAAAACATTCAATACAAACCGACAACAGCTAGACCAAATCAAAGTTCTTTACAAATGGATGTAGACAAACATCTACCAAAGGCTACCAAAATAGTAATGGATAAGATGTATGAAATTGTAAAAGAAAACAATTTCTCAATAAAAAAACTTAAAGTAGTAAATGCTCACGCAAATAAGACAAGATGTGGGGAATACCATACTCCTCATAATCACGACAATACAGTATTTAGTTGTATATGGTATTTGAACACTTGTGAATGCGATACTTTGTTTTACAGATTAAATGATTGGATGGATCAATGGGTAAATATCTATCCTCAACGAATTAAGGGTGGTGGTATGGGAGGCACTTGGGTGCTTAAATATCTTGATTGGTGTGATGAGGAGGGAGAAAATATTGTTAAGGATTTCAAACCTTTTGTAATACATAAACAACCTAGCACTGCAGGTAAGTTAATAATTTTTCCTGCTAAGATGTTACACCTGACAAATAAAAATAAAAGTTTGCATTCAAGGTATACAATAACCTATAATGTATTTCCAACAGAGTTTGGTCAATCGACGATGACTGTCAAATGATTTTTTTTATATCTTATCCTAAATCTGGTAGAACCTGGTGTCGTTACATTCTTTATGAGTATGCCAAACGATCCAAAACAATAAGAAAAAATTTAATATTTAGTCACATTACATTCGGCAATTCACCAGAAGCTGAAGACGAAGGTAAAAAATGGTTAGAAAAAGGCACAACTAGAATACTTCTAAAAAGAAATGATTTAGATGTACTAGTATCTTTATATCACGATCAAATAAAAAGAGTTCCTGGTGTAGCAGAAAAATACAAAACGATTGATGAGTTTGTTTTAGATAAAGCAAAGCATCTTGACGAATTTACAAGGCAATCAAGACAACTGAAATACAAATATGAACTTTCTTATGAACTTATGCTTAGAAACCCTTATACAGCATTCTGGCCTGCAATGAAAATAGTGTTTGGAGATGTCGATATTGAGAAGTACAAAGAAGCAATTGAGTTTTGTCAGTTTGACAATTTATATAAATTAGAAAGAGAAGGTAAAGTAAATTTACAAGGTAGAGGTTTAATTTATAAAACAAGAAAAGGTAAAGTAGGTAGTTTTAAAGAAGAGTTAAAGCCAGAAACCATTGAGATGTTGAGGAATAGACATAGCCTAGTTAACGATGTATAATATCTATTTATATATAAAGGATTTATTATGACAAAATTATGCCCAAGAGGGAAAGCAGCAGCAAAAAGAAAATTTAAGGTATACCCAAGTGCTTATGCAAATGCATATGCATCAAAAATTTGTGCAGGTAAAATAAAAGACCCAAGTGGCACAAAAAGAAAAGATTTCAAAGGACCTAAACCAGCTAAAAAAGGTGCGATGATAAAAGCAAATGAAGGTAAAGATATTAGACAAACACCTTCTCAAAAAATTTCAGAAGCATTAAAAAGACCTGTAGGACCAAATGAAAAAATAGGTGATATCACAAAAGAGTTAAAACGCAAAAACGTCAAAGTTGATGGAACTTTACAAAAAGGGACAGTTAAACCTGGTAAAGTTGCACCTGGAAAATTTGATCTAGGCACATTAGGTAAGCCTGTGGACACTTCAAAATTTTTAGAAAGAAGAGCTAATCTTTCAAACAAAGCTGCTTTGGCTAAAAAACTTAAAGATGCATATGATAAAGTACCTTCCCCTGTAAAAAGAAAAGTAGGGTTGGGTGTACTTGGAACTACAGGTGTGATAGGAGCAGGAATCGCTGGAGCTGTATCGCTTTATGAATTAGGCAAAGCTGGTGTGGAAAGTGGTAAAAGAGTTCATACAGCTTATAAGGCAGGTAAGTATAGAGATGAAAAAAAACCAACGGCTACTTTTCAAAAAAGAAGCAAAAAGAAAGAACAAATAAGAGATCAAAAGTCAGAAAAGTTTTTGGCGGGCAAAGGTTTTAATTATGGTGGTCAGGTTGGTGGTCACGAAGTTATGGGTTCACCAATATCGGTAGATGTTGATGACGACAATCTTTCAAATTCATCAGCTATGGCTTATTACAAAGATTTAACATAATGGGTTTAAAAAAGTGGTTTTCCGAAAAGTGGGTTGATATTGGCTCACCTAAAAAAGGAGGAGGCTACAAAGAGTGTGGTCGTAAAAGTGCTAAAAGCTCAAAAAGAAAATACCCAAAATGTGTACCACAAGCTAAAGCTAATAGAATGTCAGACTCGCAAAAGAGAAGTGCGGTAAAAAGAAAAAGATCAAAAGCGCAAGGGGTTGGTGGTAAGCCTACCAATGTCAAAACCTTTGCTTCTAAGGGGATGTTGATTCAAACCTATTATAACGATATACTGTGACTATGAAAAAAGATAAAAAAAGCTCATTTGGTATGTTGTCTGTCAAGGCAGGTATTGATAATAATCCAAACCCAACAAAAGCTGACAAGATTGCTGGCGCAAAAATGAAAGCAAAAAAAGCAAAAAAAGGCAAGATGTTTAGAAATGGTGGTAATGTCCTTGTACCTTTTATTAATTACAAAAGTATAGCTGGTATGGGTAGAACAAAACCTAAAAAGAAAAAAGAAGAAATAAAAGAAAAGAATGAAAAAGTTTCAGCTATTGTTCCAAAACCAAAACCATACACATCTAAAGAAATTACAACAACACCTAAATCAGGAGCTCCTAAAGTAAAGCTTAGACCCTTTCTTCCTAAAGAAGAAGAAAAATTAAGTGCAGAATTGACAAGACGAGGGGATGCAAGAAATACCAAACCAGGTACTCAACCTAGAACCACAGGTGCTGGTGACACTAGTTCAATTATGAAAAGAACGACTAAATTATCTCCAGGACAAATAGAAAGACAAAGAAAACGTAGAAGCAGAGCACAAGTCGCTGACTTTTTTAGTGGATTACTTGATGCAATTAAACCAACAAATATTCCACCAATCTATGAAAATATTGCTGCACCATACAAAAGAAACAAAGGCGGACCATTAGGTGTTAAATTAGCAAAAGGTGGTTTTAAAAAGAAAACACCAATTTATTAGAGATGTATTATGGCAACATCAGGAACCACAGCATTTGATCTTGATATCGATGATATCATACAGGAAGCATATGAAAGATGTGCTGCAAGAACTAACAGTGGGTATGAGTTAAAATCGGCAAGACGAAGTTTAAATATTCTTTTTTCAGAATGGGGAAACCGAGGACTGCATCTTTGGAAAGTAGAATTGAACGAACAAGCTCTGACGAGCGGGACGGCGACATACACAGCACCGACAAATGCGAACGACATACTTGAAGCTTATGTAAGCACAACATCTGGTCAGACTACAGGAACTAATGATGTATCTTTGACTAAGATTAGCAGAAGTGAATATGCTGCTTTACCAAACAAAGGCTCTACAGGACAACCTAGTCAATATTATGTGGATAGGCAAAAAACACCCACAATAACATTATATCAAACACCTGATGCGTCTACTTTCACACATTTAAAATATTACTACCTAAAAAGAATTGAAGATGCGGGAGCATACACTAACCAAAGTGACGTTGTGTTTCGCTTCATACCTTGTATGGTTGCTGGTTTAGCATATTACTTATCAATGAAATATAACCCACAAATGACACAACAAAACAAACTAATATACGAAGATGAGCTTTCAAGAGCTTTAAACGAAGACGGACAGAGAACATCTGTGTATATAACACCACAAACTTATTACCCTGGAGGAGTGTAATTATGAAAGCAATGCGTTTAATAAAAAGACAAACAGGTGGATATATGTCAGCCTTAGAACAAACACGACCAGATTTATTTAAAACAATTTCAAATTACAGGTCAAGACTTTCAGCACCAGAACAACAAACATTTGATCAAAGAGCAAACATTCAATATAAAGCTAGTCTAAATATGCCTGAACCAATGAGAAAAAGTTATTACGCATCAATTGATAAACAATTTGCAGAACCCAATGATCAACAGTTTAGAACTGTACAAGAAAGTCTTAAATCAAAAACATTTGTACCGACTTATCAATATTATGATCCGTCAAAAACTCAAACAAGACACACAGGTTATTACAGGGATTTATCAAAAGAGATAGAGGAAGCAGAAAAAGCAATGAAAAATTTAACGATAACTGAAAAGCAAACAAAAACAAGAACACCTTATACTTTGACGAGAAGTAGTTCAGGTGCTGGTCTTGCTGGATATACACCCCCACCTCCATCAAAACCTGTTTATGAATTACCTAAAGAGTACAATAGAGAGTTTAAAACTTCTGGTGGACCTTATAATACAGGTGGAGGACAAACAGCTTATGGTTCAAATGCTCCTGGGCAAAACACTGGTCCTTATAACACATATCAACCAAGAGATTATTATGTTAAAGGCGCACCGGAAAAATACACAGTTAACGTAAATAGAGCTCAAAGAGCAGGTGACCCAGAATACGACAGACAGTTTGCTGCATTAGAGAGATTGAAAACAAGACATTCTTACAGAAATATGCCCTCACCTAATCAGACACAAGGTACTACAACTGCACAAAATGTTTACCAGAAATTAGGTATGGCAAAATCTGGTGGTTTAAAAGAAGATATACAAAAAATAAAAAGTAAAGGTTTTAGTGCGGGTGGTAAAGCTGCTATTAGAGGAACAAGATTTAAAGGTGTGTTTTAATGGCTTATGCTAGAGGTAAAAATTCAAAAGCTATATCAGACAGGTCAGGTATGGAGTTTCCATATGTTGAAATGGTTAAAGAATGGAATGGGTCTTTTGTTCATAAATCAGAATTTGAGGCTAAACACCCACAGATAAGAAAAAAGCATATAAAAGCTGATGCAATTGCTT